ATGCTAACGGTGCTTTTGCACAGGCAAATACAGATATAACAAACATAAGTATCTCTAGTGCAACATACGGTAATGCAAGTTACTATCCAATCATTACCGTTTCAGCTAATGGTCGTGTTAATACTGTAACTACACAAGTCGTTACTGGCATCGATGCTCATCCGTTCTTCTTTACTGCAATGGGATCATAATGGCAACAGCATATAAAATTTTAGGTCAAACATTACCAACTGCAAATACTTTAAGTAATGTTTATGTTGTACCAGCAGCAACATCGGCTGTAATTAACACAATCACAATATGTAATCAGAGTAGTGCAAATGCTAACGTAGATATTGTAATTCGACCAATCAATGAAGCTATAGCAAACAAACATTACTTTATCAAAGGTGTTACCATACCTCGTGCTGATACTATGATTATGTCACCTGGTGTAACTTTAAATGCTTCTGTTATTGTTGCTGTTAACAATGCAGTTGTTACTGGTGAAACTGCTGCTAATGTATCATTCAATGTTTTTGGAATAGAATTAACATAATGATGCCTACTAACACAATTTTAATAGAGGTCTAATCCGTGAGTTATATTGGAAATACCGTAACTACAGTACCATTCATTACAGATACTTTTTCTGGTAATGCCTCTGCTGTTAACTTTACTCTTACGAGAGCACCAGCAGGAACGGCATCGATTGCAGTATTCATCGCAGGGGTTTATCAACCACCAACTAATTATACTTTGAGTGGTACTACACTTACCTTTAATTCTGCACCAGGCATCGGCACTAATAATATTGTTGTCTTGCATATGGGTAACGGATCAGCCACACAAGTTCCATCGGATGGTTCTGTTACTCTATCAAAATTGTCTAGTGATTCATACGGATATATTAATTCAGCATTTAGTGCTGCGAACACCGGTGGTTCAGGAGCAACTTACGCTAATTCAGCTTTCATTCAAGCGAACGCTGCATTTTTACAGGCTAACACTCCCGACTATGTTGCTAACTCTGCTGCATCTTATGCAAACTCTGGATTTGCAGTAGCTAATTCAGCATCATTATATGCAAATAGTGCATTCTTAAAAGCTAACACTCCTGACTATGTAGCCAACTCTGCGGCATCTTATGCTAACGCTGCTTTTACTCAAGCAAATACCGATGTAACAAATATCAGTATCACGAGTGGTACATATGGTAACTCAAGTTATTATCCAATTGTTACTCTTTCAGCTAATGGTCGTGTTAACACAGTAACAACTCAAGCATTAACTTCATCATCTGCTATACCAACGATGAATGTATTGACAACTGGAACTTCTCAGACATGGACAATTCCGGCTGGTGTGACTAGAGTTCGTGTTACTGTTGTTGGTGGTGGTGGCGCTGGTGGTACAGGTACTGCTGGACGAGGCGGCGGTGGTGGTGGTGGCGGAGGAACAGCTATTAAAGTTCTTACTGGACTTACTTCAGGTAATACTTTGACTTACACAGTTGGTGGTGCGGGAGCCACCTCTCAAGTTGCTTCTGGTACGCAAACCATTACTACTGTTTCAGCAACGGCAGGTGGCGCTGGAAGCACTGAAACTGGCGCGGCTGGCGGAATAGGCAGTAACGGAGATTTAAATATAGGTGGTCAAGGTGGTGGAGCAGGATTTGAAGATGTAGACACAGCTATTGTTGGCGGCACTGGTGGTTCATCGTACCTTGGTGGAGGTGGCTACACCGTAAAAGCTGCTGTTTCTGGGAATGCCGGCAGGCAATATGGCGGTGGTGGTTCGGGCGGCGGCGGGAGTTCTGGCGGCGCTGGTGCTGCTGGCGTTGTTATTTTTGAATACTAAGGATCAATTATGAAATTTGCTTATATTTCTACACAAGAACCTTTCGCACTTGGAGTAAGAATTGTTCAAGTGCAAGATACTAAACATGGACTTATCGATGTTGATGGACTGCTGTTTTGGGTTGAATGTGCTGATGATGTAACCCCATCCACTCATTATTACGACATGGGTGACAATCAAATAAAGCCGATTGAAGAAATCGTTAAGGAATAAAATTAATGGCAAACTCGTATAAAATTTTAGGTCAATTAAATCCAACAGCAAACACGCAAGGTAATGTTTATGTTGTTCCATCTGCCACAGCGGCAGTAATTGAATCTATAACGGTAGCTAACCAGTCAGCATCTAATGCTTCATATAGTATTATCATAATGCCTTCGGCTAACTTTTCTACATCTGCTGCGAATACATATTTTGTTATTCGTGGTGGTTTAGCTCCTGCAAGTGATACAGTTTTAATAGATAGCGTTTTTAATTTACCTGCCGGTGCTGTCTTGGCTGCAAACTCAAGTTCTTCATCTATCTCTATCTCTGCTTTTGGTGTAGAAATATCTTAATGGTTTCTGCATAATGGGTGTAAAATACATCAATAAGCGCAATAATCGCGCCAATCGTAACAGTAGAAACGGTAGTTCTTTAACTGTGAGACCAAGAGGTTATGCTTTTCCTGTTGGATTATCTGGAATTACCACTTCAAATAATGTAATCGATTATCTTGTCGTTGCAGGTGGAGGTGGTTCTACAGTTCAAAATCAATACTCAGGTGGCGGCGGAGGTGCTGGTGGATTTTTGACAGGTTCAAATGCGAGTATACCAGTAAATTCAAGTTTTACAATTACAGTTGGTGCAGGCGCTCCTTATTCACAGTTAACAGGAACAGGAGCTAATAGTAGTATTGTTGCTGTTGCACCAGCTTCATTTCCAAGTGTTATTTCTATTGGTGGTGGAATGGGTCAACCAGGTGATCCTAACGCAGCACCTGCATTACCTACTATAGGTGGATCAGGTGGTGGTGGAAGTGGTCAAGGTAATCCAGCATCATCTCCTTATGCTCCAGGTGGAGCACCAGGTACGCCAGGTCAAGGAAGTAAAGGCGGCGCCGGCGCTCCAAGTTCATCTGGTGGTTATGGCGCTGGCGGCGGAGGTGGTGCTGGTGCTGTAGGAACAAACGGAAATTCTAGTGGTGCGGGTGGAGCAGGTGGTAATGGTTTAGCATCTCCTTTATCAGGCACACCAGTAACATATGCTGGCGGTGGTGGCGGTGGAGGTTGGGGTGGTGCTGCTGATCCAAGTGCTGGCGCAGGAGGTTCTGGTGGTGGAGGTGCAGGGTCTATTGGTACTGGAACACCTCCAAATGCAACAGATGGTTCGACAAACACAGGTGGCGGAGGTGGTGGTGTAGGTAGAGGAACTTCTTCTAATCCTTCACATGGTGGTTCTGGTGGTTCAGGTATCGTAATCATTCGTTACTCAGGATCACAGTCTGCTGGTGGTGGAAACTATAGTTCATCTGGCGGCTATTCTATACATACATTTACTGGTACTGGTACTTTTACTACAAATTCAGATTTCAGATCAACTACATCAGGTTACTTGGTAAATTAAATGGGTGTAAAATACATAGCTGGTAATAAAGATACGATTGGTTTTTTTATGAGACCAAGTGGTTATGGTTTTCCAACAGGACTAAATGTTTTAACAACAACTCCTGGAACATCACTAACATCTGTAGATTATCTTGTTGTAGGAGGCGGCGGTGGTGGCGGAGGATCATCATCTGCTCCAGAAAAAGGAGGCGGCGGTGGTGGTGCTGGTGGTTATAGAACTGGTTCGGGAATGTCAGTAACACCAGGTTCTTCTTATCCAGTAACTGTTGGTAATGGAGGTCCATCGGGTTTTAGTTCTGGTACTGATGGTTCAAGTTCAAGTTTTAATGGAATAACTTCTGCCGGCGGTGGTGGCGGTGGATACGGATTTGGTGGTTCTGGTGCTGGTGCGCCTAGAGATGGTCGAGCCGGCGGAAGCGGCGGAGGTGCAGGTGGCGGTGGTGCAAATGGTGGATCAGGAAATTCACCTAGTGTATCACCAAGTCAAGGTAATAGTGGAGGAAATGCTCCTAGTGATCCAACGGGCGGTGGTGGCGGTGGTGGTGCCGGTGCAGGCGGCGCAGCGGCTCCTGATGCTAATGGTGCTAATGGAGGTAATGGTACTGCATCACCATACTCAGGTGCTTCCGTAACATATGCTGGTGGCGGTGGTGGTGCAGCTTATGCAGACGGTGGTGGAGGTAACGGTACTGGAGGTACAGGCGGAGGTGGTGCCGGTGGCGGACCTGGAGTAGCTGGAACAACAAATAGAGGTGGCGGTGGTGGCGGAGGTGGTGCAGGAACACCAGGTGGTGCAGGTGGTTCAGGTATCGTGATCATTAGATATTTGGGTTCTCAATATGCTGCCGGTGGTAACTATAGTTCATCAGGTGGATACTCGATACATACATTTACTGGTACTGGTACATTTACTGCTAATGCTGCTGTACCAGGTAGTTCTACTTACAGCGTTAATTAAAAACAAAACATAAAACAGAAACCCCACTTCGGTGGGGTTTTTTGTTGGTAGTATAACAACGAATTAGACTAAATATACCGTAAAATTAAGGAGATATCGTGGCAGCATTCACAGAATTACTAATTGAGCAAGGCGCTACATTTTCAACAACGGTTAATGTAGAAGATACTGCTGGTGCTGCTATAAACCTATACGGTTATACAGCATCTTCTCAAATGCGTAAATCGTATTATGCAACTTCAAACACAGTAATTACATCAACTATTACTGGTAATGCCAATGGTGAAATCACTCTCTCTATGACAGCGGCAAATACTGCTAACCTTACACCAGGTAGACAAGTATTTGATTTGCTGATTGCATCTCCAACAGGAGTTAAAACTAGGGTTGTAGAGGGTGTTATTGTTATTTCACCTGGAGTTACACAATAATGGCAGTTAATGCTAGAATAAACACTGGCAGTAATATAGGGCAAGTAAAATTAACGCAGCAAACCAGATCAACGATTGCTGCTCAGAACTTTGCACCTAAACCTAATGTTGCTTTAAGAGAATTGACAGATACAAACATCGTCAGTCCTCAAAACAATCAGGCTCTTATTTTCAATTCTACTACTGGAAAATTTGAAGCTAATACAATTATAACTACGCTTGTTGCTGTAGACGGTGGTAGATTCTAATGTCTTATACACCACTATCGATAAAATATTCATCAGCAAATTCAACACCAGTTACGCTGAATGTTGCTGAACCTGCATACTCTTATGCAAGTAATGTATTTTTTATTGGTACGGAAAATAGTGATGGATATCTTGCGATTGGTGGTCAATTTTATGTTTCGCAACAATCACAGATTTTCGATAAAGCAAATGCCGCATTTACAAAGGCCAACAATGCGGTAATCTCAGTTTCAAACTACAATACTGCTGGACAGATCAGCAATGTAGTTTCAAATGTTACGACACTTCGTTTTGACACCGACACAGGTATTTCAGTTAGTGATTTAGGAAGTGGTGCGGTCAAAATTGCACTTGGAAGTAGTTTCAAGACTTGGAAAGTTAATGGTCAGCCTGGTTTGGTAGCTTCTGGTGAAGATACTGTAAACTTTTTAACGGCTAACGGAATTAGTATTACTGCAAATCAAAACTCAAGTCCAAAGAGTTTTCAAATAGGATTACCTACGGTTAATGGCGGCAGCTTCTAATTAACCTTAAGCATAAATAGAACATAAAAATAAAAAGCCTTAAAAGGATAAAAAATGGCAAATACAGTTATTCAATTAAAGTGGTCTGATGTTACTTCATCACCGATCACTTTAACTTCTGGTGAAGCCGCTTACTCAAATACTACTCAGAAGTTATTCATAGGTGACAGTTCAGGTAATGTATTGACGATTGGTGGTAAGTATTTTACCGATCAACAACCTCAAATCTTTACTAAAGCTAACGGTGCATTTGATGCAGCAAATAGTGCAGGTTCTTATGCTAACTCTGCTTTTGCAACCGCCAACTCTGCTTCTGGTCCAGCGGGTTCATATGCTAACTCAGCATTTACGGCTGCAAACTCAGCAGGTTCGTATGCTAACTCTGCTTTTGGTTTTGCAAATACCACCTATTCTAACTATGCTTATCCTGCATACATTCAAGCAGGTTCAGCCGCTGCATATGCAAATAGTGCCTTTGCGGCTGCTAACGGTGCGATTGGAACTGATCTTACACAAAATACAAATATTACAAATGCAAGTTCTTATGCCAACTCAGCATTTCTACAAGCGAACACACCAAGTTATGTAGCCAACTCAGCGGCATCTTATGCAAATAGCGCATTTATTCGTGCTAACAATAGTATCAACGCAAACACTGGTGGTACAATTTCAGGTGACTTAAGCATCACTGGTAACTTGAGTGTATTAGGTAATACATTTACAGTTAGTGCTTCACAGATTGTTGCCAATGATACAATGATTATTCTTGGTCAAGGTAACTATACTTCTGACATACTTGATATTGGTTTTGCTGCACACTATAACGGTGGTACTAATGCCCATACTGGTCTGATAAGAGATTCTGGCACCAAAGAGTGGCAACTTTTTGAAGGTTACACACCAGAGATTGGTGCAAATAACAACATCGATATTAATGATGCTTCATTTAAACTTGCAACTCTTAATGCTAATTTACATTCAACAACAATTTTAGTAAAAGGTATTGATCTATTACCTTATGTAAATAATTCTTATACTGCTGCAAATACTGCTGATGCAAAAGCTGTAACCGCAGGTTCATATGCCAACTCGGCATTCGCTGCGGCTAACTCAGCAGGCACTTATGCGAACTCAGCATTCTTACAAGCTAACACACCAAGTTATACTGCTAACTCGGCTGCTTCATACGCTAACTCTGGATTTGCCGTTGCGAATAGTGCAGCAAGTTATGCCAACTCTGGTTTTGCAGTAGCTAACTCTGCGGCATCTTATGCTAACTCAGGTTTTGCTGTAGCCAATAGTGCGTCAAGTTATGCTAATGCTGCATTTGCAAAAGCTAATACTGACTTTACAAATGTATCAACCACATCTGGTTACTATGGAAATACTGCCGCGGTAATTCAGTTAACACTTGAAGCAAACGGCCGTATATCACAAGCTAATACAACTTCTATAGCGATTGCTGCATCACAAATTACATCTGGTACTTTAGGTGTTTCAAGAGGTGGTACTGGTGCAGCAACATTTACAACTAATGCTGTTCTATTAGGACAAGGTACTTCAGCATTTACGACTGCTTCATCATCTACTGAAGGTCATGTGTTAACTATCAATAATTCAGGCGTTCCTACATTCTCATACATACAAGGTGGAACATTCTAATTATTATGAAAAGGAATTGTTATGAGTGTAGAATTTTCAAATGTATATCAAGAGGTTCTGCTTGAGAACTTAGATGTAATACTCAAGCAGAACTTTCTCTTCCAAGCAAAATTGAAAATGCTTGAAAGAGAAGCAAATGTTAGAGCAGAAATGCAGGCAAAAATAGATGACCTTACAGTAAAGTATAACCAAGCATTAGAACAAGTTAATTTAACAGAACACTTCAAGGTTCAAGCGGAAAACAATGATGCGATAGTGCAAGAGAAAACTAGGATTCAATCAGCACTAAATGATACGATGAGAGAATTATCATCTGTAAAAAATGATTTGGATGCTAGACGAAATGAAATTTCTAGTCTACAGAACACCATTGCAGATAGAGATGTAGAAATTAAAATTTTAAAAGATAAATTAACTAACTTAGAAAAACTTGTTCCTGCACCTAAAGTTTCTAAAAAAAATACTGTAAAGAATTTAGAATTGCCTGTTCAAATTTCTGCTACTGAACCCAAAATAAAGGTTGAGGCTGGCGGTACATTTTAATGGCAAATACAGTAATACAACTTAAGTATTCCACCTTAACTGGTAATGTACCATCATCACTAGCTAACGGTGAAATTTCCATCAACAATCGTGATGGAAAGTTTTTCTATTCTACTCCAGCTGGCGTAGTTGTAACACACTACCCTTATACAGGACCAGCAGGTCTTAATCAAGAAGTTCAATTTAATGATGCCGGTACTCTTGGATCAACATCAAAATTAACAATTGATAAAACTTCAGGATTATTAACTGCATCATTATTAAAAGCATCACAATCTGCTGGTGATGAAGGTGGTCAACTTGATTTAGCTACTGCTGCAACCAATAACTCATTAGTTGGTGGTTCAGTTGCGATTGACATTTATCAAAATAAACTTAGATTTTTTGAAACTGGTGGTACCAATCGCGGTGTTTATATCGACATGGCGAACGGTGCTACTTCTGGTGTAGGTACAAACCTTTTAGCACCATCTTCTTCAACCGATGGTTGGGCAAGAGGTCAAGCCAATGCGGCTTTCATTCAAGCGAATGCGGCATTCTTACAAGCTAATACTCCTGATTATGTTGCCAACTCTGCGGCTTCATATGCTAACGCTGCATTCACTGTTGCTAATAATGCATTCACAACAAGTAATGGTACGATAGCTTGGTCAACAGCCAATAGTGCAGCAAGTTATGCAAATGCATCTTTTTTACAGGCAAACACACCAAGCTATGTTGCTAACTCAGCATCAAGTTATGCAAATAGTGCATTTGGTGTAGCCAACAATGCTTTTACAAGTACCAATGGTTCAATAGCATGGGCTACTGCTAATAGTTCTGGTTCATATGCCAATTCGGCATTTATACAAGCGAACACTCCAAGTTATACTGCTAACTCAGCCGCAAGTTATGCTAACTCTGGATTTGGTGTAGCTAATACTGCGAATACAACTGCTAATTCAGCACAACTATATGCCAATTCAGCGTTTGCAGTTTCTAATTCTGGTTCAAGCTATGCAAATAGTGGATTTATACAAGCAAACTCTGCATTCTTACAGGCAAACACTCCTGACTATGTTGCTAACTCAGCAGCAAGTTATGCAAATGCGGCATTTGGTGTAGCTAATACCGCAAACACAACGGCAAATTCAGCACAGTTATATGCCAATTCAGCGTTCTTGCAAGCAAACACACCTAGTTATACTGCTAATAGTGCAGCAGCATATGCCAATGCTGCTTTTGCTGCTGCTAATACTTCATCAGGCGCGGGTGCAGCAGGTACATATGCTAACTCTGCATTCGCTGTAGCTAACTCTGCGGCGAGTTATGCTAATGCTGCTTTTGCTGCGGCTAACTCTGCAAATTCTGGTGGTTCTTCAAGTTCTGCTAACACAGCATTTTATGAAGATACTTTTACAGGTGATGGTTCTACAACAGTATTCACATTAAGCACAACGGCAAATCAATATACAGTATTGGTTTCTGTTAACGGTGTATTGCAACCTAACTCTGCATATTCGATTATAGGTTCTAACAATAAAATAACATTATCAGAAGCACCACAAACAAACGACACTCTATCTGTTAAGAAGACTTCTGGTGGTGGAGGATCAGGATCAAGCATCGATAGTTGGGTAAGAGATACTGCTAACGCAGCTTTTATTCAAGCAAATTCTGCCTTTACTGTAGCGAACACCGCATACACTTCAACAATAACAACTTTAAGCCCATTCTTGTTAATGGGTGCGTAAGGAACAATTATGGGTATATCTTATAAAATTTTAGGTCAAGTATTAACAACAGCGAACACAACCTCAAACTTGTATTCTGTTCCTGCGGCTACAAATACTGTCATTAGTACCATAAGCGTTTGTAATCAATCAAACATAGCCTCTACATTTAGATTGGCTGTTCGCCCAACTTCAGAAGCGTTGGCATCTAAGCATTTTCTTAACTTCGATACTCCATTACCAGGTAATGATACAATTACTTTGACTTTAGGTATTACGATGGGTGCTTTGGATGTTATGGTTGTGAATGCATCATCAAGTCTAGTTAGCTGCTCTGCATTTGGAAGCGAGATTTCTTAATGCCAATTAAAACGCTTAGTACCAGAAGAACACAGGCTGCTAGTGCTATTTCTAGTAGTGCTGTGTCATTTAACAATCCTGATGGTTCAGGTTTTGCTATTTCTGGTACAGGTGTAACTTCTAACACAACAATTAAATCAGTTCCAGTAACTGTAGGTTTATCTTCAGCAGCATCAACTACAACAGTTTCACCGCCTGTTATTACATCTTTTAATGTGGCATCTGATTCATCTTACACAACAATCTTAGATGATGTTGCTATTGATACTGGTGGTGCTTACATAAAAATTAATGGAACAAATTTTAGTAACACTGGTTTGCTTGTTTACTTTAATGGAAGTAATATAACAAATACTTACATAAGTTCAAATGAAGTAAGAGCCACTATTCCTGCAACAACAGCAGGATCATATAATTTGATGATGTTTAATGGATCAAGAGGTGCGATACTTACTAATGTGACAGTATCAGGATTTCCTAGCTGGACTTCTTCTACTTATTCTAATCTTGGACTAATTGTTAATGTTCAATTGTTGGCAACTGGTGATGCACCATTAACTTATAGTTTGTATTCAGGATCATTGCCTTCTGGAGTAACACTTTCTTCAGATGGTTTAATTTCAGGTACTGCTGCCGCGGCAGGTGTATATTCTTTTACTGCATTAGTTGATGATGCACAACTCCAAACAACACAACAGGCAATTACTTTAACAATAAGCACTACCGATCCTTATTGGAAAAACACAGTATTGCTTATCAATGGTGAAACAGGTACGGGTGCTTATGATGATCTAGGCGTTAATAATGTCATTTTAACTGCTGGCGGTGATGTTCAACCGGCAAATACTTCACCGTTTGCTTCACCTACATTGACTGATGGTTCAGTATTTTTTGATGGAACAGGAGATTATTTAACCAACACAAGTTTTACTTCGGTTGGAACTTCACCTTTTACATTAGAATATTGGGTTTATGTTACAAGTTATTTAAATGCTCAAACTTTTGGAGGTATGTTTGATACTAGAAGTTCTGGTTCAGATACAACTGGTTTTTCTACTTACTTTAGAAGTTCTAATAGCACATTAGCTTTTAGATATGGTGCTTCTGAATTAACTATTCCTTGGACAAATGTACCTTTAACTACATGGACACATATTGCTGTAGTTCGTGATGGTACTAACACTGTTCAGATTTATATAAATGGAACTAAAATAGGAGCAACTGCTTCTGTAACCAATAACTTCAATAACAATTTAGTGAATATTGGAAGAACTTTTGATCCTTATTATTATACAGGTTTTATATCTAATTTAAGATTAACAAAGCAAGTATTGTATAGTGCAAATACTACAATAACAACTTCTGCTTTGACTACTACTAGCCAAGGTGCAAATTCAGCTAACGTTATATTATTAACTTGTCAAACTAATGTACCTAGAGAAAATAATAGAATACTTGATTATAGTGCGAATAGCATACCTGTAGTAAGAAACTCAAATCCAGCAATGTCATCATTCAATCCAAATGGACCTAACTGGAGTGGTTATTTTGATGGCAACGGCGATTATCTTGAAGTTGCTAACGCAGCACCATTGTTGTTTAACACTAACGATTTTACAGTAGAAGCATGGATATATCTAACTGATATTTCTACAACTATTGCACCTATAGTAAGTAAAGGTGGATCTACAACTGATTGGGCACTTGCCGTAAATATTACCTCTGCAAGATTGTATTTTGGTATAGGTACCGGAGATTTCTTAATCAATACAGGTCCTGTAGTTTCACTTAATGCTTGGCACCATGTTGCATGGGTGCGAAGCGGTTCAACCATGCAAATATTTTTAGATGGTGTTTCTGGTGGAACTGTAACAAATATGGCTAACAACTTTACTTCTACAAATGCAGTAAGAGTTGCTCGCGGTAGAGATACATCAACAAACTATGCAAAAGGTTATATTAGTAATGTTAGAATCGTAAACGGTACTGCACTTTATACTTCTAACTTTACACCTAGCATAGTACCTATAACAACAACTAGCCAAGGTGCTACCGCAAACCAAGTTGTGTTATTGACTTGTCAGAGTAACCAATTTAAAGATAATGGAAACAACTCTTATACCATTACACGAAATGGTGATGCAGCAGTAACTAGCTTTTCGCCTTTTGGAGGTGCCGCTGCTTGGTCGCCTTCAGCAAACGGCGCATCAATCAGTTTAAATGGTACATCAGATTATCTTTCATTAGCAAATGATTCTCGTGTAACTTGGGGCGCTGGTGATTTTACTTTTGAAACTTGGATTTATTTAAACAGTTCAACTACACCATCAGCCGCAACTGTATGGGATCACAGAAACGGAACAAACGGTATTGGTGTTGTTCAACCTTATGTTGGATTAGATACTACGGTTGGATATTCTTTTTATACCAGAGCAACAACTCGTTTTAGTTCAGGTACTGCGGCAATAAAACATAGACAATGGCAACATTTAGCTATAGTTAGATCGTCTGGTGTAACTAGAATGTATTTGGATGGTGTGCAAACTGGTGTGGCATATACAGATTCTGATAACTATCCTGGCGGTACTGTTAGAATTAGTCAAGCTAATGATGGTGTAAGCACAAGATTCTTTCCTGGATATTTCTATAACATGAGATTGGTTGTAGGAACAGCAATATACACTTCAAACACCACAATAAACACCGCACCTATTAATGCTGTAGCAAATACTCGATTGTTACTAAAAGCTATACCTGGTGTTCAAGACTTAACAGGTCAAGTCTCTCTACTTACAGCTGGTAGTGCAGAAAAAAGAATTACAACATCTAAATTTGGAAATGGATCAATATTTTTTGACGGCGCAGCAGATTATGTAACTGCACTGGCAAACTCTGCTTCTGGTGTTGCTGACCCATTTGGTTTTAATACTGGTGATTTTACAATTGAAGGATGGATATACACAACTACCGTTGCTTCTGGTAGAAAAACTATTTGTGCAAGTAGAGCCACCGCAACAGATGCAACAACTGGTAGATTTAGCGTTTATGCGAATACTGCAAACTTAGAATTTTTCTCGGCTTCTGCCAACGTAGTATTTGGAGGAACAATTTCTACTAACACATGGACCCATTTTGCAGTAACAAGAAGTAGCGGTAATGTGAGACTATTTTTAAGTGGAACACAAGTTGGCAGCACAACATCATATACAGCTACTATGCCTAGTTCTGTAAACATTACGATAGGTGACAACTCAGCTGGAACTGAAAGTTGGAACGGATATATCGATGAATTAAGGATAACAAAAGGTTATGCTAGATATGTTGCTAATTTTACCGCACCTACCGTTGCTTTCTTATCGTTGTAATAAATAGAAGATTATGCCAATACTAAAAATACGCCCATCTAACTTAGACGGAACTCTGTCATATCGTGACACTTTTTCCAATGCGGCTTTCGCTCAGGCAAACACCGATGTTACTAACATAAATATCACTAGCGATACTTATGGAAATTCTACTTATTATCCAGTCATAACCGTTTCTTCAAACGGAAGAATCAATACTATTTCTACTCAAGCAGTAACTGATCCAAGTGCCATCGCATTTGCAATTGCTTTAGGATAAACAATGTCAAAACCAGCAACCAGAGCCCAATTTAAAACTTATTGCTTACGAAAACTTGGTTTTCCAGTTATCGAAATAAATGTCGATGATGATCAAGTAGAAGACCGTATTGATGAAGCATTATCATTTTGGAACGATTATCATTTTGATGGTCAGCAAAAAATGTATATGAAGCATCAGCTTACAGCCGAAGACATTAATCGCCGTTGGATTTATTGCCCTGATGTAGTTTCGTTTGTGACAGGTGTATTTCCATTTGACCAATCTAACGCATCGATCAATATGTTTGACTTGCGTTATCAATTGCGTTTGCATGATCTTTACGATTTTACTTCTGTTTCGTATGTTTCTTATGAAATTACGATGCAACATATTCGCACATTGAATTTGTTGTTCTCTGGTACTCCACAATTCAGATTCAATCGTCACCAAAATAAAGTTTTTCTAGATATTGATTGGACAAGAGATATTACTCCAGGTCAATATGTAATCATCGAATGTTACAGAAAACTTGTTCCTGATTCTGTTACTTTAACTGGAACAATGACCTACAATTCTGGTTCAAACACTTTGATTGGATATGGTACAACATTTGATCAAGAAGTTATGGAAAATGATTTTATCACACTCAATGGTGTTGATAGTGTTCAAATAGGAACAATTAATTCGCCAACATCTATAACTATTCGTGGACCATTTGCAAATAGTGCTGCAAATACTACAGCAACCGTTGCTGGAAACTCTGATGTATGGAATGATAGATTCTTAAAGAAATATGGAACAGCACTAATCAAGTTGCAATGGGGAAATAATCTATCTAAGTTTGCCGGCATACAAATGCCTGGTGGTGTTACACTTGATGGTGTAACTATCAAACAAGAAGCAGAACAAGAAATACAGAGATTAGAAGAAGAGATGTATGATATGAATGCACTACCTAATGAAATTATGATGGGCTAATGTGGCAACCAACTTCTATTTCAATAACTTTCCAATAAATCAAATCACCAGCGAGCAATTGCTGGTGGAAGACCTTGTCATTGAGGCTATGAAAATCTATGGCATGGACATTTATTATATGCCAAGAAGTTCAGGCGACCAAGTTGATTTGTTGTATGGTGAAGATACTCTAAAGCAATATACTTCAGCATATCCATTAGAGATGTACCTTGAAGATGTTACTGGTATGGAAGGTGAAGGTGATTTCATGTCCAAATTTGGTCTTGAAATTCGTGATGAAATGACCTTTCTTGTTTCTCGTAGACGATTCGTAAGCACAGTAAATCAACATCGCCCAAATGAAGGCGATTTGATCTATGTTCCATTGTTGCAAAATTTCTTTGAGATTACTTTTGTTGAACATGAAAACAATCAAGCCATGTATTACACATTGGGTCGTGGTCGTGGCGGTAATGTTTATGTTTATGCGTTGAAATTGAAACAATGGGTATTCTCTAATGAACTTGTCCTTACAGGCAACGCAGAGATTGATGGTCAAATTAAAGATGCTTACCCAAGAACAAAACTTGCTTTGTTGGCTGGTGGTACTGGAACATATGTACCTGATGAGGTAGTTTACCAAGGTACAAGTTATGCAGCAGCAACAGCAAAAGCGACTGTTCACAATTATGTTGCTGGTTCAGAACTATATGTCTATCGTGTAATTGGAACTTTTAATACTAATCAGACAGTAAAAGGTAATACAAGTAATGCAGTTTGGACAATATCTACCACATCTGATACTGCTACTATGGATAATGCATTTGAAGATGTTGTTGATAACAATAGAATTCAAACTGAAGCTGATGCTGTTATTGATTTTACAGAAATTAATCCTTTTGGTGAACCCTAATGCTACATAACGCACATTTTTACAACAGAACAATTCGTAAAATTGTTGTTGCATTTGGTTCGATGTTTAACGATGTTGTGTTAACTCGTTACTCAAAAGACGGTCTGACTGCTTACGAAACTACAAAAGTTCCATTAAACTATGGCGCTAAAGAGAAGTATTTGGTTCGTATTAATACCGATCCTACTCTTACAAAATCTATAGCAACGACACTTCCAAGAATGAGTTTCAATTTAGATGGCATCTCATATGATACCTCTAGAAAGCAACAAACAACTTTACAAAATTTTGGATTCAGTTCTGGTAGTTTGAGAACACAATATGTACCTGTACCTTATAATTTTGATTTCAGTCTATCGATCTATGTTAGAAATACTGAAGACGGCACACAAATACTAGAACAAATTTTGCCGTATTTTACACCAGATTTTACCGTTACTGTAGACTTCATTACAGAAATGGATCAGTTGTATGATATGCCTGTTATATTGAATTCTGTATCACCCGAAGTAGACTATGAAGGCGAATTATATAACACAAGAACAATTATTTGGAATCTTACATTTACTGCTAAAGCATACATCTGGCCGCCTGTTGTAAATCCTTCAGGCGGAGAATTGATTACTCAGGCAAATACAAACATATATACTGATTCGACTAACTTAGATGCACAAAAAGTTTATGTAAATTTTGCAACAGGCACTGGAGTTTATACGACAGGTGAAGATGTTTTTGTAGATGCAAGGCAAGTTACAGGTAAAGTTTTATATTTCAGTAACACATCAACAGGTGTTTTAGTTCTTACAGACTTGAACAAGAGAGTTCAAGCTAATGATTTGGTTACTGGTGCATATTCAAATGCTACTTTTAAAGTTTCTACTGTAGACAATTCACCTACAAAAGCAGTTGCAATTGTTGTAACTCCAAATCCACCAACTGCAAATGGAAACGGTCCATATGGTTTCGAAGAAACTTTTACAGATTGGCCTAATACTTTATTATGAGCAAAACAGATAAAAAATTATCAGAACTTTTTGATCTGAATCCAATATCTACTGAAATCGAACCTGTAGAGGTAAAAGAACTTGCTTTGGTTGACGATGTTGTTGATAGTGATACCGATTATGCACGAAAGAATATTCGAAACTTGATAGATAAAGGCAATATTGCTGTAGACAATCTATTAATTGTTTCAAAAGAATCAGAACATCCTAGAGCGTATGAAGTTGTTGCTGGTCTAATGAAAACGATGGCTGATTTAAATAAAGATTTGTTAGAACTACAAAAAAGAAAAAGAGATTTGAAACCTGAACTTCAAGATAAACCCGGCACTATCAATGTAGAGAAGGCTGTGTTTGTAGGTTCTACCGCAGAATTGCTTAAACAAATTAAAGAAAATAAATAGAGGTTACTATGGAAACACTTATTCAACAACTTAAAGTTATTCTTGCAACCAATTTTGCGTTGTATTTGAAGTCGCATAACTATCATTGGAATATTGAAGGAACAAACTTTCCTCAATATCATTCTTTCTTAGATGGTTTCTACAATCAAGTTTGGGAACAGACTGATGATATTGCAGAACATCTTCGTAGGCTTGATTCGTATGCACCAGGATCATTTACACGATTCTTAGAACTATCAGATATTCAAGATGAAGTTAATGTTCCAACAGCATTGGTAATGATGAATACTTTGAGAACTGATAATGATAGATTGATTATGCACCTTCGTGCAGGCATTGTTGCTGCTGATCAAGCTAATGAACCTGCCGTATCTAACTTTTTACAAGACCTTTTGGGTAGACAACAAAAATCTGCATGGATGTTGCGTAGTATATTGAAGTGATTATATGACTGATAAAGGATACATGGGAAACAGTTCTCTCAAGAGAACTGAAGTACCTCTTTCTTATACTCAAGAACAAGTATTAGAAATTGCAAAATGTGCATCTGATCCTATCTATTTTGTAGATAATTATTGTTACATAGTTACTCTAGATCATGGTTTGCAACCATTCAAACTATATGATTGTCAAAAAGAAAAGTTAGATGTAATCCATAAAAATAGAAAAGTTATTATTATGGAAGGTCGCCAACAGGGTAAAACTTCTGTTGCGGCTGCCTACATTTTGTGGTATACTTTATTTCAAGAATCAAAAACTGTAGCGATTCTAGCCAACAAAGCATCAACAGCGAGAGAAATTATTGCTCGTTATCAGTTGATGTATGAAAACTTGCCTATATGGATGCAGCAAGGTATCAAAACATGGAACAAAGGTGATGTGGAATTAGAGAACGGCTCTATTGTTTTTACTGCTGCAACAAC